CTTTGAAGGTCTGCATCTTTTCAGGTGGCTTAAAGATGAGCGGTGGGAAGAGCAAGAGGTGGTAAAACAAGACGCCTACAAGCCGACCGTGCTACTGAACTGGTCGCCGTTCGAGGAGGAAGCATGAGAGATATAACCTCACTTGAATACAGGGAAACTTTTGCTGCTACCCAGCAGCTCCCAACAGCAGCGATTCCTACCATGCTGCCAACCTTGAACAAGCTGCTGAGAGATGAGGGAGGTGGTGAAGGCTTAGCCCCAGGCTGGGTCTGTGTAATTGGTGCAAACCCAGGCCATGCTAAGACGCTGATCGGGCTCAACCTGGCAGCCAGTGCACTCAGCCACGGCCAGCCAGTCGGATACGTCTCCTTGGAGATGAGTACCAACCAGTTAGCGTCGAGGTACTACGCTATCCAATCCGGTCTACCAGTAGCCTCGATCGAGAGAGGCAGCTTCAACCCTAGGATATGGGACAAGGTAGAGGGCTCGGTCGCAGCCATGCCTCCACTGTATGCACCGGACAAGGTGAGCTCACGCTGGGAGGACGTGGTCAGATTTGTGAAGGAGACTCACGACGATCATGGCGTTAAATTTTATGTGCTCGATTACATTCAGCTTTGTGCGATAGGGGATTCTCAAAGCATTGCCGATGGCATCTCCAACGTGACCACAGATCTCAGGGCATGGGCAGTGAACAACGATGCGGTCATGGTGATACTGTCACAGTTCAACAGGCAGAGCTCATCGGATTACCAGACCAGGCCGCGCAGTCAATCACTACTCGGGGGCACTATATTGGAAGCATCAGCCGACGTTTGTGCATTGGTAAATCACGCTGCTTTCAAGCGGGAGCATTCGAGCAATGGAGCGGGTAGGGCGTTGACGTATCTGTGTATAGATAAGAACCGTCACGGTGCTGCTCAAGTTGACATACCAATCGAGATATCGTTTTCTAACCTACGGGTATCAGAGCCCTTGCCTGACATCCTAGACGAGTGGCCGGATCCAAAATGAGACAACGACTAGGCCATGACCCGTTGCTTGCCGATATTAAGCAAGCGGTTAATGAAGGGTACTTCGACGATAGGCAGCCGAGCGAGCTTGAGCTCACACCTGTCGAGGAGCTACTGAAACAAGTGGACTTGATGTCTCCCACCAGGAGGCGTGAATACTTAGCTGAGCTGGGGAATATAAGGCGTGGTACTCCGAGCTTGTCAGGTGTGAAGCCAAGAGAAGGGAGGCGCGAATGGTTGAGTAGATGAATGAAACAGTTTCACATCAGCCCAGACTTTGGCAACCCACGTCACTCCCTTAGAGGGCAAGGTGGCGACCTGGCGATGGCCGGTGCTGTAGTCGAGCTGGCGATTCGTGAGATGAGGACATCTACTAACCTTAAAATTCGTGTCAACGCTATAATATGGTTAGGTTCAACCCAAGCTACATTTTGGTTCGAGGTAATGGGACTGGAACAAGACTATGCGTTAGAAAATATGAACTGGCCCAAATACGCTAGCGAAGTGCTAGCGAAACCCGAGCTGATATTGCCAGTGGGGGTAATACATATGCTCCAAACTGGAATTAATGCCCTGTACTACCAGGAGGAGAATGTATGAAGGTCGAGATTAAGATCATCGGAGCGACCGACGCCGTGCCAATGGCCGTGGCCGAGGCAGCAGTTGCCGCAGCGTGTGAGGCGGGAATGGAATCTGCTGTCGCCACCTACAGCTATGGCAACAAGCAGGTCAACCCACCAATCGAGTGGACAGCTCCAGCTCCAGAACCAGAGGAACAAGAAGTTGAAGTTGAGCAGGCCTCGGTGATGGAGGTCAAGTTCGCTTCGGTCATCGCTGCACGGCTAGCAGACGAGCTCAATGTGGCTCAGTCAGCGTTCGAGGGAATCAAGCCTAGCGGCAAGAAAGGCTACACAGTTTCCGACGTGAAGTGGATCGCTGAATGATCAGCAACACAGGCTGGATTATCCTGTGCCTCCATGTACCACTGATCGCATGGGTGGTCATCAATAGGTTCACAGTGCTAAATCGTCTGGCAGATAAATACCTGCAACCCCTCCTACCAGGAGCTCTAGGCACGGGTAAGGCCTGGACAACCTGGGTGCATCATGCGCTGATCGCTCTCGTAGTGACAGCATACGTCGCAGTGTGGGGTCTGGTTCTGCCAGGCGACTCCTGGATCATAGGAGCTCGAATCGGCTCAGCAATTGCGCTGGTGCTGTACACAGTCAGAGAGACATACAACTGGAATTACCACGCCAGAGCTGGCACACCAAACAAGTGGGGCTGGTGGGATGGCTGGGCAGTTGACGGGATTATGGACACCGCTGGGCCAGTGCTCGTACACCTGCTGACCTGGCTATAGGGTAAGTGCCTGAAACTCCGGCACGTTCGGTAGAGCTCATTCCGCAGCCACACGGAGGCGCTCTCCAGCGTGGAAACCCAGGCAATAGCGGTGGTGGTACGCTCACCAAGAACATCCGTGAAGCTTTCCGTATCGACCTGGAGACAGCGCGGCAGCGCATTTCGGTGATCCTGGATGACCCAGACGCTGACCCGAAAGACATCATCTCGATCTTCGACAAGCTTGCGAAGTACAGCGTAGGAGAGAAGCGGGATGGCGTAGTAGTCGATCCAGAGCTGCTCAACGAGTTCTTCGCCGTGGTAGGGCGCTTCATCAGCGACGAGAAGGCGCTAGAGACCATACGAACAGAATGGCTTGATGTTCTCGGCAACAAGCTTAGAGCCTGACGGGCTGCGGCAGCGTGCCGTCCTCCAGGAATACGAGACCTTCGGGCAGCGTGGCGTGGCTGAGCCACACACAGAATACCAGGATAACCCAATCGGATGGTGCGTCGATAAGCTGGGTATCGCAGAGCACACAATCCGCTGGAGCCTTAACGATGGATACGACAGTCACCAGTGGGACGGTACTGCTGACCCGTTGTCCCAAGTGCTTGAAAGCCTTGCCGCCTGGGAAGATGTGGGAGTGGAGAGCGGAACCGGAACAGGGAAGACCTTTATCGGAGCAGCGATCGTGCTGTGGTTTCTGGCTTGTTGGGAGGACAGTATCGTCGTTACGAGCGCCCCAAAGCTATCACAGCTCACAAAGCACATCTGGAAGGAAATCGGAAACCACTGGCCGCACTTCCAGCGGCACTTTCCGCAAGCGGAGCTTCTGGCCTCTGGGGTAATACGCATGAGGCCTGCTGTCGAGGACAGAGAGACCTGGGCAGCCACGGCGTTCGCTTGTGGTGTTGGTGCAGAGGAAGCGTCAGCTACCAAGGCCCAGGGCTGGCACGCCGAGCATATGCTGATCCTGACCGAGGAGACGCCAGGAGTTCACCCAGCGATTATGACGGCGTTCGAGAACACCTGCTCGGCTCCACACAACCTACGACTCAGCTTCGGCAACCCTGACTACGAAGAGGACGAGCTCCACCAGTTCTGTCTACAGCCACTGGTCACTCACATACGGGTATCTGCCTTGGATCACCCAAACGTGGTCAGCGACGATCCATCCATCGTACCAGGAGCGGTCAGCGCATTCGCTATCGATCGACGTAAGGATCTGTACGAGCACATACCGACGATGTACGAGAGCAGAGTCAGAGGTATTAGCCCCAAGCAAGCTACAGGTGTCGCACTCAACTTCGTTGAAGCTGACCACCTGGAGACCTGGGACGACGCCAACATGAAGAAGCAGAAATGGCCGATGTTCGCAGGCATAGACTTCGGAGCATGGCGATTCTCGTTCGTGCTCGCTGCCAGCGACCGTGCAAAGCGGCTGCACATCCTCGACGAGCTCTTCAGCCAGCAGGAGACCTTGTCGGTTAGGGCCTCGAAGATCAACGACCTGCTGACCAAGTACGGTGCTCCTGCCAGGACGCCGATCTGGGGAGATAGCGCCAACCCGCAAGACATCATGGAGCTCAACGCAGCATTCAGGAAGCTAAAAGTGAAGTACCGAGTCAGGGCGGTGGCTAAGACCTCGGCAGAGGGCAAGTCATTCAGGGCAGCGTGCGTCGAGCGTCTGAACGACCTACTAGGCCGTAGAGCACTGATGTTCAGGAGAGACATAGGCGACAGCCACCAGTGGTACAAGGGCGCATCGGTCGCCAGCAAGGGCAGGATGATCAGAGGATCGAGGCTGTTGTGGGAGATCCGCAATTGGCGCTACCCTGACAGGAAGGTAGGCAAGGCCCAGCACCAGAATGTAGACGACGATAGTGCTGATGGAGCCGATGCCGTGGCAGCGTTACGTTACCTTGTGATGAGCTGGTGGCGAGCTGCTGCATACCGACCACCCAAGAACAGCAAGGCAAGCCGCAACAGGGACACTGGGCTCGAAGAGAAGTTCGAGCGCATGGCCCTACACAAGAGACAAGCCGAGAGGTATTCGTTTTGAGCAATAGAGCGAAGAAGCGCAGGAAGGCACGAGAAGGCGACTACGATCGCAAGATGGTCACCGTCAAAGATCAAAGGGCCTTGCTTGTGGCGTACCATGAGAAATTCGTGGACCCGAGGATCCAGTTTCTGGAGGAGTACGTCTTCTACAAGAAGATGAAGCCCTGGGAGAAAGCTTGGTATCACTGGCTCAACATCCGTAGCTGGTTCGGAGCTCGGTGGCGGGCGTTCGACAAGATGCGCTATGCACGCAAGTGGCATAAGAAGAACGATGAAATCGTGGAGCAGAAGACATGATCGAGACCCTAGCTGACAAGCTTAGAGAGATCGGTGTAGAGAACGCGATGGTGATGGATGGTTATGACGACTGCGTGATTGGCGTGCTTGAGCGTTATGGAATGGAGCCAATCGTGCTTTATGATAAGGAGAAGGTGATTCAGCGCATCATGGATCTATCTCCTGGTGGCACCTACGAGGAGGCGGTCGAGTACTACTCGTACAACCAGCTAGGCGGCTGGCATGGCGAGAAGACGCCTGGCTTCCTGGTTAGGCTCAATGGGCCGTTAAGGTTTCCGGTGGTTAACTGATGGCGCAGGGCCTGAGCAAGAGCTCGACGCTTCCTGCGGTATCGATTGGCTTCGCTCTGAGCATCCTGGTAGCGACATGGGTAGCCAGCGGCAGGTTCAGGGAGATGCAGACTATTGACTTACAGAACGCTACACTGATCGAGGACATACGCTCGCGTCAGTCCAAGTACATAGGAGTTTCGGGGTTGCTCACACAACGCATCGATGATCTGGAAGGCCGCATCAGAGACCTGGAAGTCGAGATGGCGGTACTCAAAGCCGAGCTCGCAAGATGATAGGCATAAGGTCGCCCTGGGTCAGCCGTACCGCATACGACCTGGTCATCGAAGAGCGCGATCGTCTCAGGGCACAGAACGACGAGTGGCTAGACCACGCACGTCGCGTGTCGAGGCGAGAGAAGGGTATGACCGAGCTGCCTCCCCAGCCGAGGAAGCCACAGGAGCCCATACCCTCGTCCTTGAATTACATCATCGACAAGTTCGGCTCCGAGCAGGTCCGGCAGAACTTACGAAACAACGCGAGGATCGCTCACCACAGGGGAGGCAAGGCCTGGAGCGAGATTACAGCGGAACTTGAGACTAGCATTGGCTGACGCACCCTTGACTTATATCTTCGACTAATGGCGACCCCTCTTAATACCACAGTCTCGTCTTCTGGTCACTACGGTGGCGATGATGCGTCAGCTCAGCCTGACAATCAGATGGATGCGGCGGGCATGGGTGATCCGAGCGCGATCGCCAGAGAAGTAGCCGAGTTCCACCGCAAGGGCCTAGACAGCAAGCGATTCCATGATCTGACAGCCGAGAAGTACCTCATCCACATCGATGGCGAGGGTGATAACCAGTGGGCTGACCTGTACAACGGTGAGAGGATCCAGATCCCGCACAACCTGAGTGGCGTACCACGAGCTCAGAACAACCTGCTGCGTCCTATGGTGGACAACATGGTAGCCTACCACACGACGATGCCGTTCAGGTTCGTGGTGGAGACCAGGCCAGATCGCCAATCGAGAGAATCGGGAGCGATCGACCAGGCGTTCGCCAACTACATAGCAACTCAGCAGAACCTGAACAGCTTGTTCGCTGAAGCTATGTACATGGCATCGGCTTACGGTCATTGCCCCGTACACGCTCAATGGCGTGACGATCCACAATTCGACGCCTACCAGCCTGTACACGCAGAAGGTATGCAGGGACCACAACGTGGATCGATAGATTGCTGGGTAGGAGACCCGTTCGACACGGTATACTCGACTGGCGCAACTCGTGGCAACGTCCAGAGAATGACCTACGGACGTGTAGTCAGCGCAGAGGGAGTGCGGCAGGCGTTCCCCGAGATACCAAACATCGAAGGCAGCACCAAGCTCAACTCATCGAGCAGGTTCCAGCGCACGGTCAGGAAATGGCTGATGGCTGGCAACTCGATTCACGGCACCTCGGCGCTGATGACCGGACAAGGTGGCGAAGAGCTCATAGCCTTGGTCTATCGCGAGATCGCCCCTGGGGCAGACGTAAACTACCCCTATGGACGACTTACGATGATCGCCCTCAACGGATCCGCGTCAACCGACGCGGCAGACGCCTCCGGCGGTGGCACGACAGGTGGCTTCGGTAACGCCGTACTACTACACGACGGGCCTCTACCTGGTGGCTCATTTAGCTGTGTGCAGGTCTACAGCGCAAATCGCTTCGATGACGTGCATGGTAAGCCGTATGTGGCCGATTTGGACGAGGACCAGGTCCAGCTCAACCAGCTAGAGACGCTGGTCAACGAGTTTGTGAGACGTTCGGTCAGGGCTCCACTGATCACTGCCGGAGTGATCGCAGACGACAGTGCGGCCTACATAGACGACGGTGAGATAGAGATCGATCCAGGAGCAGGCTTCGTGCCGCAGTACCTGGAGCTCCCCTACCGTCACATACCGCTGCTTGAGAACAAGATCCAGCGCATAGAGGCTGGGATGTTCCGTAAGGGAGGCTGGCAGGCCGCGAGCCGTGGAGAGAGCAAGTCCGGTGACGCTGCTGCCAAGGTAGTAGCCCTGGCACGGGCAGATGACACCGTACACGGTCCTACCAACCAGAGATTCAGGGAGAGCGCCGAGCAGTTCATGGGTATCTGTTGGAATCTAATGAAGGAATACGGCGATGTGCCGTGGCTTGTGGATATAGCTGGTGACGAGATCGCACACCTCATCAAGCCCTACATCGACAGGAGCCAGCTCTCCGAGATGCTGCCGATATACCGACTCACGTCGGGGTTCGGTGCCACGACGGAGAATAAGGCACAGACGCTGATGAATCTGTGGGGCATGGTAGATCCAAAGACAGGCGAGCGTGCCATCTCCACCAGGCAATTCAAGAAGCAATACCCAGACAGAAGCCTCTGGCCTGACGAGCTCGATCCACAAGAGATGCGAGAGCGTAGGGCTAAGGTCGTCAACCAGGGCATAAGGGAGGTGGTCAAGTCTTTCAGAGAGGAGTACGGCCTGGATCCCCAGCAAGTCACTGGTATGCAGAACCCTATGGTCGAGCAGATTGCACAGCATTTATGGCCTATCATTGACGGGCAGTACCCTATTATGATGGATGACGACAGCACAGCTCACCTCGAAGCGTTGTCTACGATGACGCAAGACGAGAGCGAAGACTCGATTGTGAGAAGGATAGCCATGCTCAGGCAGGATCAGTTCTTCAAATGGCTGAGTGGACAACAGATATCGAGGGCGGCCCAGGTAGAGGCTCCCTCTCCTGGACAGCTAGCGGCGGCATCGACATCTCCTGGTGGATCACCAGGTCTTGCGAGCGCAGAAGCTGGCTCGCCCACGTCTGAAGCAATGAATACATCCACTACCGAGATATCAAAACTGACTCAAGCAGCGAAGGGTGCTGCATAACATGAAGAGGTACTATGTCTGACACCGCCGCCGTAACGGCCTCGGAAGTCACAGAAGCACCAGTAGAAGCTCCTGTAGTCGAGGCACCACCGACTCCAGAAGCACCGCCAGCAGTCGATAGGACACGGCAGACTGTCTCGGACATCAAGCAGGGTGCCAAAGAGCGCCTAGGTGCCAAGCTAGAGGCAGCTATCGCTGAGCAGGAAACACAAACAAATGCCGCTGACCGTATGCGCCAACCGAAAGGTACGCCGCAGGGCGGTCAGTTTATGAAAGGAGAACAAGCCGAGGAGTCGCCCGAAAGCTCGACTTCCGGTGCCCAAGCCCCCGATACCGTAGCTGCTTCAGCTTCTGAAGTGGCAATGGGCGGGGCCACGGACACTCAGGCCACTACCCCTGACGTTACGTCCGTGACAGTCCCCGTCGCAGACAATCATCCCCTGCGACAACGGGGGCGCGAGGCGTTCACGGTAGCTTCTGAAGATGAACGAGATCTCAGAGCTCTGCTGAACAGCCACGTCCGTAGGTCCGATCTCGACCAAGCGTCTCAACAGCTCAACGAAGTCAGCGCCCAACTCATAGAGACCCGCGCTGATGCAGAGTACTGGAGGCAACAAGCGAGTTCGGGTGGTATTCTGACTTCCGAACAGGAGCAGACATACCGAGACCTGTTACAGACCTATGGACAGGCCGATGCCGATACTTATCGCAACGGTATCTTGACGACACAAGGAGCCGAGGGCCTTGAGCAGGCCAAAGCAGAAGCGCGTAGTCAGTACATGAACGAGGTAGCTGTCCAGCGGGCCAACAAGTTCGCCAACGACGCTATCGGTGACGCTATGCGGGGCAATCCAAACACGAGTGTGCCTCCGCAGTATCCGCTTTGGAATGAAACAGAGGTCAGGCAGGCTCTGTCTGGATATGGTTCGATATGCTCAGCCAGAGGTGAGGAGCCTACACCAAGTGGTTGGTATACTTATGCAAATGCTGCGTATGCCCAAAGCCCAGATGTGCAGGCCCACCAGGCTGTAGATGCCGCTGCGACAAGGAAGAAAGAGCTCGCGGCAGCAGAGGCGAAGGTCAAAGAAGAAGCGCGGCAGCAAGAGGCGAACAACCTCGAAAAGGCTGCCACTCGTCACGCGACACGACCAGGGTCTATCCCGAGTACGTTGGCGGCAGGAGTGCGAGATCATGGCACACCGACCGCGAACAACGAACTCAGGGCTATGAGCCCTAGTCAACAAAAACGAGCTCGTCGATCCCGCATTAGAACGTGGGGTCAGCGGGCGTAAATATGAGGTTTTGACCTATGGCATTAGGATCACAAGTCTCCGGCCTTGAGGCGATTACCGACCTCACGGGGCTGGTACATGAGATTTATGCTGGTGAGGTCAAGCCGAACGTGTCCTCCTGGTCACCTACCAGCCAGCTCTTTCAAGAGGCTGGAGCAGGTGACTACCGCATCGATGGCGAGAAGCTTGTCTTCTCAGCCGATCTGACGTATGCGGGTGGAGCGATGGGTTCGGACGGTAACCTCCCCGACCACCAGTATGTTGATGCGGTGGAAGGAGAGACCACACCAGCTAGGCTCTACGTTCGTAGAGCAATCGATAACTTTATCGAAAAGCGTGCAACTCGCGGTCCAGGCGCGTTCGGTGACCTACTCGGTCGTATGTTCGACCAGATGTGGGATGCATTCGGGCGAGCTCAGATCCGTCACGCTATTGGCACGTCGAACGGTACGCTGTGTAAGGTATCGTCTCGCACGAGCTCAACTGTCTTCGTTGTAAAGGACGGATACGGTCACGAAGACACACCGCCGCTCCTCCATATGGAGGTAGGCATGATCATCAACTGGGTTGATACTGGCAGCTCGAATGCGTTAGCAGGCGCAGGGACCATCAGTGCTATCACCTTTAGCACGAATACGGTAACTGTCACGACTGCTGGCACATGGGAGCCTGGCAACGCCCTGGCGGCTAACGATCTGATCGTTAACGCCACAACCCCTAACATCTCGACGGATTACTTCGCATCAGAGTACACGAATGCGCCTAACGGCTTGCTTAATATCGTGGATCCTGACGCAGATTCGACGACGGTGTTTAACATTTCACAATCGACATATCCGCGCTGGAAGCCTTATCGTAAGGCGAGTGCAACCTTCGATCACATCGAAGTGACCGAGCACTTCAGGCAGCTTAGGGCGAAATCCACCTCACCCGTAGGGCCGAGCACACACGTTTGCTGCGCCCAGGGTAGTGTGATCGCCGAGCTCGCCAGAACGCTCGTCGGGTTCCAGCAGCAGACTGCACTCGGACGCACGTTCGAGGGCGGCTATGAGGCTGTTCGGATCGCCAATATGGACTTCATTGAAGACGATTGGCAGATCCACGATGTACTCTACACCCTATCGGTTGAAGACCTCTTCACAGTCGATCTCGACGGTGAAGCCGATTACTTCGCTGAAGACGGCAGCCAGTTCAGCCGCCTGAGCGACTTCGACGGTAAGGAGTGGTACGTCAAAAGTTACAAACAGTCATTCAGTGATCGCCGTAACAGGCACGCTGCGTTGACAGGCATTAGCCTTGCTAACGTGACTGCTAGTGACTTCAGCCCAGTGCCTAGCTAATAGGCGTATGGGTAGTATGAATTAGTATCGAAACGGGTTGTTGGGCGGGGGGCACAAGGCCTCCCGCCCAGCCTCTAACGCCTTCTAGGCAAGGGACCATTTTCAAATGTCAAGTCAGGAACTGAATAACAGGCTGCGTAACGCTCTGCGCGAGGTGAAGTATTCGCAGGAATTGCGGAACCTCATCAACCACACGACGGGCTCCATATACTATGTGGACTCGGGTAGTGGAGCTGCGGCCAACACAGGGGACGCCTCAGACGAGGCTCTGATCACAATCGACGCCGCGATCAATAAATGCACGGCGAGCAAGGGCGACATCGTTTATGTGATGCCAGGACACGCGGAGACGCTCAGCGCCGCCGCAGGTATCGCCGCAGACGTGGCGGGCATCAGCATCATCGGCCTAGGTCGAGGCACTGACCGCCCACAGGTCACGCTCGACGATACGGCAGCGACCGTTACAGTGACGGCTGCGAATGTCAGCATCCAGAACATCCACTTTATCAACGATGTGGACGCTCTCGTGGTAGGTATTCCCGTCACGGCAGCTCACTGCCGGATCGAGAACTGCCTGTTCGACGACGCTACGGCATCGAAGCAGACGATCCACTGGATCACGCTCAGTGCCGATGCGGATTACTTCGAGTGCATTGGATGCGATCACCACGGCAGCGACACCGCCGGATCCACCGCGTTCCTCACCGGAGCAGCGGCTGACCATGTCACGATTCGTAAACTGGTTAGCCACGGCGACTTCTCGGCAGCCAACATCGACATGAGTGCTGCATGGACGGACTGTCTCATCGAAGACTGTGCCTTAGAGAACGCCAACGCGGTTGACGTGAACATCGAGGGATACAGTGCTGCCACGGGTCATGTCAGGTACAACAGTTGCATGATCGCGACGAACGGCCAGGTCACCTGGATCAACACTGTTGGGACGCTGGCCCTGTTTGAGAACTACGGGGTGAATCTAGGCGGCGAGACAGGTATGATTATCGGTACGGCGAGTAGTTAAGCATGGGTCTGATACACGCTGTAGGGGGCTCGGAACAACGCCGAGCCCCCTATGAGTTCCAGGACGCTGTCGAGCTGCACTTCAGGAAGAGTGGCAGGCACGCTCATATCGTGTGGATACCCGAGCCTGTCTGTCAGTGGCAGATACGGATATCGCTCATGCCGGATGATCCGGTACTGGCGGCCTGGAAAGCAGGAGAGCTCGAAGAGGAGCCAGTCGAGACCGTCGAGATTACCTACTTTGACAAGGATGTCGGGCTGTATGTGGGTTACGAATTAGAGGAATTAGGTGTAAGTGGGTTGACTGAGATGCTAGAGAAGGGCGACACATGGAGTGGTCAGGGTGAGTTTAGTTCGATCCAGGATGCGTTGACCTGGCAGGTGGAGACTCAGCGCAACACAAAGGAGCGCCTACGCCTAGCCATGCGAGAAGAAGCATTGGCAGTTGGCAGAGATGTGCGTAAGCGTGTTATGAAGGAACCGTTTTTACCAATAGGAATAGACCTATCACAGTCCCCCCCTGAAGAGGGGCCGACACAGGAGACACCATGAGACAGAGACTGAATAGAATTTCGAGACTGAAGCCACGCACCGTCCTGGGTGAGGACGAGACGATTATCGGCACACATACCGATGGCCGTCCTATCATTGAACGCACCTACACGAAGGACGTGCGCGAGGCAGTGCTCAACGAGAACGGCGAGCAATCGTGGAAGATGAACCAGCTAGGCATTCCAACGGTGCCGATCTACGAGATCCGTCCAAAGAACCACACGGAGGTCTATGTCTGGGACGAGCTCCCAACAGGACACAACCATAAGAACTACGATTTCCGTGTAGATCCAGCAGAGATCGAGCGCAACGAGAAGAAGGATCGCGTCGAGACGCTGAAGGACGAGTTCTTCGAGGCGGCAGAAGAGCGAGGGCTCAGTGCCGACGATATAGCAGGGTTCATCGCTGACGGACGGGAAGAGAGCAAGTCCGATGCGACTGGATTCATAGAGGTAGAAGAAGTAGAAGAAGACGAGATCGCTGCGTTACCAGACAGACGCCTGCCTCGAAGACGTAAACCCCAAACTACCGTGACCTAATGGCTGTACTCACCAATCTGGCAAGTCTACAGCGGGCCTTCTATAGGCTTACTGATACTGCTGCTGATGACGACTCTCTAATCGAGCACGACGACTCGTCCCTGGAGACCGTCAACCAGTTTCTTCAGTATGGGCTGAACGACGCTCAGGACTATCTGATGGACTGCGGGCTGTCCGATCGGTGGGTGTCACAAGCCACGGCGATCACGTCGTGGAGCGGCACGGAAGCCAACGATGGTGGCCGCTACAAGGGGCTTGAGAGCGACTTCTTCCGGCTGGCTGGCGACGACATGACCAGTGCGCTCAGGAAGATAGATGGCACGCGCTGGGGTAACCTGGTGGACTTCAGGGACAGATTTAGGGTCAGAGGCAACCGCTACTGGCTGCAAGGCGAGAACCTGTGGATCGCCAGGGGTGCTAATCCACCTGCAAGCTTGATCTACGACTACCATCACCGACTGCCTACGCTATCGAGCTCCACAGTCGATTTTCCTAGCGAGGATCGCCCGCTGATCGTGGCATACGCAGCAGAGCGAGCGATGGAAGACTCATGGCTTCCTGGTGGACAAGAGATGGAAGCCAAGATCCGAAACAAGGTCAGGACGTGCGAGCAACGTGCGTTCCGGCGCTCACGACGTAGCAGGACTCAGAGAAAGCTCAGACCGAAACCTACTCTGGGCACACATTATTTCACATAGTACCAGTAGTACCAACCACCTCAAGAGGGCCGAGAGCCTAGGAGAGCAGTATAATGGCTGGATCACAGGGAATTTACCGTACCCCAGCGATGGGGGTTGTCGAGAACCCGACCATAGGTCGTCAAGGCGACTTTTTGGATCTGTCCTTGAGCCGTCAAGGAGCACAGGTCACGCAGGACCAGGTTCTCGCGTGGGCTATCGCGGGACGACTGTTTCACGCGCAGCAAGGTGACGCGGCAACGCAGTTGGCGTGGACCGAGACAGCGTATGACGAGGATCAGCCGCAGTTCGCACTGACAGTGCCGACCGGACGGACGGTCATTCCGGTATCATTGGTTCTCAACATTGAGGACCAGGCAGGCACGGACAATCACTACATCTGGTCAACCACCACGAACAGCATTGGGGCTGGCACATCGACTTCTATGACGATCAGCCCAATGCGTACAGACGCCCCGCACTCTTCGGCGTGCAGCGCCTACAGCCTGTACACGGGCAACGCGACGGCGGCGACTGGCCTCATTGAAGTTGCTCGGTGGGTGGATCCGTTCGCTGCGGCAGCGGGCACGTCCCCGTTCCAGCTCGTGTGGGACATCAAAACGGCCTCGAACATCCCAGTGTTGGTTGGGCCTGCGACGTTGCAGGCGCACATCATCGCAACGAGCACAGACGCCGAGGGCTTCGGTGAATATGTGTGGGCTGAGTTCGAGACTCCAGCATTAGTGGACAAGCAGTAGAAGTAAAACCCTGAAGTAGGGGGTGGGGGCTAAAGCCCCTGCCCCCCCTCACGGCACAGAGGGTACATAAATGGCAGCTTTTGGTATCAAGGCGATCCAACCACAGGACAACTCCCATATCCTTGGGTTCGCGACAGCTCGCGATACGACAGACGAGTCGTTGCTGGAGATATGGAACGGACCCAACTCTGGGACTCTTGTCTGCACGATAGACAAGGACGGCCAGATTCAGATAGCCAGCGGATCGGCGTCTCGTCCTAGTTACAGCTTCGAGGCCGACAAGGACTCTGGGCGCTATATGTCTGCCGCAGGCACGTTCCTCGACGTGATCGCTGGAACGGCGGTAGGCACCTGGACGGCTGGCAAGCTGGCCCTGGCAGGGGACTTGGAAGTAGGCGATGACGTTACGCTGAAATCGGACGCAGCAGTCTTGAACTTCGGAGCTGACTCGGACGTAAGTCTGACGCACGTTGCCGATACTGGTCTACTCCTGAATAGCACCCGCCAACTTCAATTCAATGACTCAACGCAGTACATCGCTGGTACGAGCGGCACAGTACTGTCTATCGCGGCTACTGATGAGATCGACCTTACTGCTACTGCAATAGACCTGAACGGCACATTAGATGTGTCGGGCACGATCACTGTAGCTGGTAATGCAGACCTCAATGGAGATTTGGATGTAGACGGCACCACCAACCTAGATGCAGTAGACATTGATGGTGCGGTGCAAATTGATTCAACGGTTACGGTTGGAACCGATGGAAGCGGCCAAGACGTAATCTTCTACTCTGACACTGCTGGCGATCATGTCTTTTGGGATTCTAGCGCAGAGAAACTCACGATCACGGGGACCAACGGTGCAACCGCCCTAGATATAGCCGATGGAAATGTGACGATCTCAGACGACCTAGATGTAGACGGTACGTCAAATCTAGATGTAGTAGATATTGACGGAGCAGTAGACATGGCTAGTACGCTGCAAGTAGATGGGGCGATAACAGGCTCTAGCACCATACAGGGCACGACAATCACTGCTACGACAGCCTTTGTTCCTGACGCATCAGATGGGGCTGCGCTAGGTACAACGTCACTAGAGTTCAGCGACCTGTATCTTGCCGATGGCGCGGTCATCGGATTAGGCGATGACCAAGATGTAACCCTGACTCACGTTGCCGATACCGGACTGCTGTTGAATTCCACGATGGCGCTGCAATTCAACGACGCATCACAATACATCAACGCTCCGTCAGCCACGGTACTCGATATAAACGCGACTGACGAGATAGAGCTGAACGCAACTCTTGTTGATCTGAACGGAAACCTTGATGTGTCCGGTACGACTACCATGACGGGAGTAGCCACGTTTACGGCCACTCCGGTGTTTAGCTCTGACCTCACAATCGAGGATGACCTGTATCTGGACAGCGATGCGGCAGTCATCCACCTGGGTGAAGATGGAGATGTCACGCTAACTCATGTTGCCGACACGGGCGTTCTGCTCAACGGCACCATGCAGCTTCAGTTCAACGATTCCTCTCAGTACATCAACGCACCGTCAAACGCTATTCTCGACATCAATGCTACCGACGAGATTGAGCTCAATGCAACATTGGCTGATGTAAATGCTAACCTAGATGTTTCGGGTACTATAGTTGGAGCAAGTACCATTTCAGGCACAACGATCACTGCATCCACAGCATTTGTTCCAGATGCATCAGACGGAGCCGCACTAGGTACAACATCATTAGAGTTTAGTGACCTATTCTTAGCAGATGGTGCACAAATAGCGTTTGGTGACGATCAAGAGGTGACGTTAACCCATGTAGCTGACACGGGCCTTCTGCTTAGTGATGATTCCGGCATTGGAACTACGCAACTACAGTTTGGCGATTCTGGAACGTATATCCACCAGTCAGCAGATGGTGTTCTCGACTTAGTAGCAGATACTGAAATTGAGATCAACGCCACTACGATAGATGTGAACGGTGCGCTGGATGTATCTGGTACTAGTACGCTTACTGGTGCAGTAACTGCTACAGCAGGTGTTCTTCCTGCTGCGAGCGATGGTGCTGCACTGGGTTCTGCATCGCTAGAATGGTCAGATCTGTTTTTAGCAGATGGTGCGGTTATCAACTTTGGCGATGACCAAGACGTAACCCTTACCCACGTTGCAGACACGGGGTTGCTACTCAACACCACAATGCAGCTTCAGTTCTATGACTCGTCTCAGTTCATCAACGCTCCATCGAATGCCATTCTTGATATCACTGCCACTGATGAGATTGAGCTAAACGCGACCGCCATTGATCTGAACGGTACGCTGGATGTATCTGGAACGCTAACTCTAGCTGGAAACGCAGACTTTAATGGCGACCTAGACGTAGACGGCACTACGAACTTAGACGTAGTAGACATCGACGGTGCGGTAGATATGGCTAGTACTCTAGGAGTTACGGGAGTCGTCACAGCCAACGCTGGTGTCGTAGTAGACAACATCACCATAGACGGTACGGAGATTGATTTAAGCTCTGGTGATTTAACTTTAGATGTTGCAGGAGATATTAATCTTGATGCGGCAGGTGGAAATTTCTTATTTCAACAAGCCGGAACAACTTTTTTTGATATACAGTTTGATTCAAGTGATGCTCAACTTATTAGCAGAGTTCAAGACAAAGATATTATATTTAGAGGTAATGATGGTGGTTCAATCATCAACGCCCTCACCCTTGATATGTCAGGAGGAGGTTGGGGTGTTTTTAATACTGGAATAACCTGCAAAGATGGCATCTACATAAATAACGCAGATGGAAGTGCAACCGTAGGTTATTTATATAATGATTCAAATGACTTCATTATTAGAAGTTACAACTCAGACAATGATATTATTTTTAAGGGAAATGATGGTGGTTCAACCATCACAGCACTCACCCTTGATATGTCTGATGCAGGGACCGCTACGTTTAATAATAACCTCGTTGCCTCTGGTACAGGGCCACACGCGATAGGAGCCAGCGTAAATGCTGGGATGAAAGTAAATCTTGGTGGTGCCTTCACAGGAGGTAGCACAACGCCACACTCTCTTAGGGTGGACGGCAGGTTGACATCGCCATCTTCAACCAGTGTAGTATACCAGAGCTATTTTGCGAATGCGCTTACCACCGATGCTTCCAGTCATACCGTAACAACAATTGCTCAAGTAGCGATCAATGAATGTGATATAACACTTGGTTCTGGTTCGTCTGCAACTAACAGCGCATCACTCTATATCGCGAGTGCCGCAAGCGAAGCTACAAACAACTACGCACTCTGGGTGGATGCTGGAGATACCCGCTTGGATGGTGACGCCACAGTAGGTGGAAACCTCACTATCGGTGATGGTGGGGCAGAAGACCAGAAGATCGTGTTCGATGGGAACGCAGTGGACTTCTATATGGGGTTAGATGACACCGATGACGATTTCAAGATTGGCGTAGGCTCGACTGTTGGAAGCGGAGAACTGGGTTTCTTTATGCAAGCAGACACGGGTCATGTCAATATCGGGTCCGACAACTTCGCTGGTTATCAATTAACCGTTCAAGGCGACGATGAAGAAGTCACAGCCAACTTCGGGTCAGCGTTATCGTCTACTGGCGATTGGAACGGCATAGGATTCGGGGCCATGACTCAACCGAAAGCTGGAATTTTATTCAAGCGTACTTCCAGCTACGGCGTTGGCGATTTGTATTTCTGTAATAATAATGAAGCAAGTACTACCCATGTCTCTTTGGCTGACACTAGTGACTATGCCATGAGGGTAGGTTCAAATAGGGTGGTGCAGTTTTATGAGGATGTTCTAGTTACCGCCACCAAAAAGCTCTACTTCGACAGTGGATCTGACACATATATCCAAGGGGAAGTAGTAGGCAATCAGTTGGATTTCTACACTTCTGGAGTCCTCGCTATACAAATTGACGGCAATGGAAATGTAGCCATCCCGAACGGAGCATTATCCAAAGAGTCTGGTTCGTTCAAAATCGACCATCCTCTACCAGATAAAAAAGATACCCACCACTTAGTTCATAGCTTTATTGAAGGACCGAAAGCTGACCTAATTTACAGAGGTAGCACTGATCTTATTTCTGGATGGGCACAGGTGGATCTGGACGATGCGGCTGGCATGACTGAAGGCACTTGGGAGCTTCTGTGCCGTGATCCGCAGTGCTGGATACAGAACGACACAGGCTGGAGTTCGGTGCGTGGCTCTGTCGAGGGGAATACCCTGACAGTGGAATGTGAGTCAACCGACTCCGATGACACTGTAAGCTGGATGGTCGTGGCAGAGCGTTGTGACCCACATATGTATGACACAGGATGGACTGATGATGACGGTAGAGTCATCGTTGAGCCTGAGAAACCAGAACCGGAGGAAGAAGAGTAATGGCTAATGCATACTCAATGTCTTGGGACGAGGACAATGGAGCTTGAAATGGATACTAATACATATTTACCAGAGGCTTAAACGATGGCAAAAGATAAGGTTACAATCACGAACTCTGAGCTCGGAACGGTGCACGCTGCACTCAGAGAATGCGGCAACACCAAGATCCCGATGGGCGTAGCACTTCGTATGGTAGAAGTGCAGAGGCTGATCAAGGATCGCATCGAGGACGTGCAGGAGCTCAATGGCGGTCTTGTCGAGCGATACGGTATACCTGGAGAGGGCGAAGAGACGGCCACCGAGATGAGATCCGATATGCCTGGCTGGGCCGAGTACGTCGCTGGGTTCAACGACCTAATGGCCCAGAAGCTCAAGATCCCAGAACAGTTCACGCTCTACCAGGACGGCGACGAGCTCGGCTGGGCAGAGGGAACGAACGGGGTGTCACTCTCACCGAACGCGATCATCGATATGGCAGCTCTGCTCCGCATCGAGAAGGCTGAGTAGTAGCATATGGCTGTGATGGTTCAAGAGCAGCAGCTCTCGTTTGCCAGGGGCATGAACGACACCGCTGCGCCTGTCGAGTATAAGCCAGACGAGTGCGAGCTCCTCCAGAATGGGCGTGTGTCCTTCGACGGGCAGACAATCGAGCGTAGAGGCGGCAGCGAGAAGCTGCACACTACTGCTCTTAATTCTGGAGCTCAAAGCTTTGGGGCCATCGAATATCACACGGCTGCTGGCACACAGCAGCTCGTAGTGTTCATGGGCGACAAGATGTACACGTCAATCAACGAGGGCGCGTCCTGGACACAGCAAGCTACAGGCCTCACAGAGGCGTTCTGGAGCCTGGTCATCATGCGCGAGGGTGCGGCCAACGTGCTCTGTGCAGCGAACGGTGGCACGAATTCCTATCAGTGGAACGGATCCACTTGGGCCACGATATCGAACATCCCAGACGACGTGAAGTATCTGGCAGTGTTCGGTAACCGTCTCTGGGCTACAGGCCACAGCGGCATAGACGTGGTCGCTTCCAAGGTGGGAGACATAGACACCTGGGCCACCCCAGACGGGCTGACGGTCAAGGCACAGACCCATGACGGTGATATACACCTCACTGGGCTCTACCAGCTTGGTAGCGTGCTGATGGTGTTCAAAAGCGAGAGTACTGGCTACATCGAGGGATACGGGTTCAATACGCTGGAAGTCGAGGCTGGAGCTCGGGGTATATCACGATCGGTGGGCTGCGTGGGATCACGCACGATCCAGGCCGTGGGTAACCAGGGCGTGTGCTGGCTGAGCAAGCGAGGTGTGGAATCCTACCAGATCGGCGGCCAGATACAGCTTGCCACTCGCAGCATCCAGAAGTTCATGGACGGCATCAACTGGTCTCAGCTAACGGGCGATGCATCAACGGCTGTCGGCTTGTATTGGCCGCAGAAGCACGAGTACTGGTGTGCGGTTCCGCTAACCTCGTCCCAGAACGACTACATGATCGGCTATCGCCCGCCGACAGAGGAGCACCCTCCAGCACTCATGCTGCACCACTATGCGTCTTCAGACGACGATACTCTGTATGTGGACAGCAGCGGCTACCTGGAAAGAAGCGCAACGTCGGATCGAGACCTTGGCGACACGCTGCTCGGGTATCTGACGACCACGCTCAGTGGTGGCGAGTACATGACGATAGATGATGACGGGTATCTCGCATTTGCGTCCACCGTACATGACCACGCTGCACTGTTCCTGGCAGATCTGGCTGGAGCTCAGTTGACCACGACACCAATCAGTTGTGGCTACGACGGGTTCGTGCGGCAACTGGAGAAGGGTGACACAGACAACGCCGAGCCAGGAGGTACTGGTGGCGAAGACATATCGTTCAAACTCGTGACACGTCCGTTCATGTTCCAGCAGGCGATGCGCGAGAAGCGGGCTCGTGTGGTGCGTGTTTCCTCGCAGCAGGCGTCAGCCAGCGAACTGACAGTGAGGGTTAAGGCAGACGGCGTGGACAGCACGGCACATACGATGAGTTTCAGCACCTCAGTCAAGCCAACCACCAAGAAAGCCAGGGTAGGTGCCAAGGGTGTTGCGTTGCCTGTAGAAGTCACCTCTACAGCGGCTGTCAAGATAGCTGCTATTGAGCTGGCTGCTGGATTGCAGCGGGAGTCATGGTAAATGCCAGGCGGTCCCTACAGTCTGCCTCTGGGCCTGCCGCCGGAGCTCGACAGATTCCTGCGCGGGCTTGCTTCGTTCTGGGACAACCAACAGAGGGTATCGATCGAGGGACAGAAGGACACTGGCACTGGGACAGACGTGAACGTGCGGTTCGTAGCATCGAGAGCCACCCAGTTTGTGCAGGCACAAGTACAGAGCACTGCCACGAGCAAGGGCGGTGCGACCTACAGCACCAGCAGCTATGTGAGCTCGACCAGGGTGGATTGCAGGAGCAACCGCCAGCAGGATCTGACGATCAGCAGGAACGGCACGAACCGCTACTACCTGTTCTTGATTCCGGTATTCCTGGAAGGGGACGGCAGCACATACACGAAGTTCGACGGCGACGATGGAGCAGATAAGATGGCCTTCGCAGACTTGGGTACATAATGCCGATTAACACAGATACTCCACTTGTAAGGCCTCCGAAAGCGAGAGACATACAACTAAAGAAGGGCGGCTTCTCAGTGCCGCCAGATATGTTCGGCGGCCAAGCGATGAGCGACGTTGATAGATCCGCTAACTTGGAAGCTGCGTGGCAAGAGGCTAACCCAGGACAGACTTTCGATCCATCACTAGCTACATGGCAGGCTCAAGCTGCGCCAGGCGGCGGGTTCGCTGCTGGT